AGTAAGAGGTACTCGTGTTAATTGTTCTTGTACTTGTTCTAAATGATTAGTATAAATATGACAATCGCCAAAACTGATGATTAATTTTTTAGGTTTCATTCCAGTTTTTTTTGCAAATATATATGTTAATAGTGCATATGAAAAGATATTCCATGGTTCTCCTAAAAACATATCACAACTTCGCTGATACATATGACAATTTAATAGTTTATTTCCTTTGTCATCATCTTCAACCATAAATTGAAACATGCTATGGCAATTATGAGTAATTAAATTATTAACTATATATGTATGATCATCTTTAACATTAAAATTATAAACTGTTTGTTCTTTAGATGGGATAATATTTATATCTTTAATTTTATACCATACTATATCATCTTCAAAATATGATGATTTATTATCATTCATATTATTATTATTATTATCATTTGATACAGTATCATTATATTTAAAATTAATTGAATATGTGTTTCTACTTTCAATAAGTGTAGTTGGGGGTCTAATTTGATATGATAATGCAGCGAATTTATTTATTTTTAAATATAACCTTTGTATAGAAAATGCAATATCATCTGATACTGTTGTATATTTTATTTCTCTGTTTTTTATATCATGACAACCATTTGCAAATTGATATCCTTCTAAAAATGATTTGATAAATTCAACTGGTGCATCGTGCACCCATTCTGGAATTATTTTATCATTTGCTAAATATCCAAATTCTTTGAATACAGTCCACCAATTCATTTGTCTTCCTTCAAATTCAATGCAATTTTTATCTTTATTTTTAATTTCATATAATGTTAAATATTGGGTGATTCTTTCTTTAAAATAGTCGATTTGATGATTTGCAACTACGAAGTGAATTCTATATTTATTACAATCATTTTTATGGGTAATCCAACCATTGCCGATAAAATAGCCAAGCATATACCATTGGTCATGTTCATTTATTTCTAATATTTCTGTTTTAATTCTTGCTTCTTTATTTTTAGTAAATTCTCCAATATTTTCTTGTAAGTCAAATTTAGGAATAATTGAATTAGTATTAATTTTCATACCAATATAATGTTCGTTAGTTAATTCTGATGCATTAATCCAATTAGGTTTTGATTCTTTATAAGATTTAACATAAAATGGATGATTTGGAGTGCATTTGATAGATTGACCATGATAATCTATTTTAATATTAATCAAAGATGTTTCAATAGTTGTAATATATTTTTGTTCAATACGTTTATAATGACCTAAATGAGTATATAACAAATCATTTTTTTCATCTACATCTTTAATAAATTTATATCCATTATTTGTCAATACAAGTGCATCTTCTGTAAAACAGCTGGGAAGAACTGTCTTTTTTAAATCACATGGATTCCAAGCAGAAACAATAATACGCCTACTATATGGGTCTTCTTTTAACATTCTTAATGCTTCATTAATTTGATCAACACCGTGATAGGAATTTTTTGGCAATGGTGTATTACAATCAATATAATCAGCTCCAAAGCGTCTCCATTGATGGCTATAATTTTTTCCACAATCACCTTCTTCTAAATGAGTTAATCCACATTTATCAAGAAATTCGCGTGAAGAATTACCATCCCAAATTTTAACACCTTTTTCTTGTAAATGTTTTGCATTAGTATCACCGCGAAGAAACCATAATAGTTCTTCAATACATCCTTTGACTGGAACAAATTTAGTAGTAATAATAGGAATAGAATTACTAATATCAAATTCTAATTGTCCTCCAAATACTGAATAAGTATCAATTCCTGTTCTATTAATCCGTTTTTTACCGTTTTTCATAATATTAGATAATTGATTTAAATATTGTCTTTCATTATGAGCTAATTTTTGTGATTTATTATATGATTTTGATTCATATGTTAAATAACAATATCTATCACCAGTTTTACTATCAACTTTTACCTCAGAATTATTGACTAATACATAATATAAATGATCTAATCTTGGGAAATAAGTATATTTATTAACTTCATTAGCTAGAATATTAGGTTTTTTAAGAACTTGTGTTAAATGAATCTGACTAATTTGAAATTGGTTAAAATAATTAGTAAAATAGAAATTAATAAATTGAATATATATTTCTCCACCACCTATAACATATATTTGTCTATTATTGTGGTTAGTTAATAGATATTCAAAACAATCAGTAAAAGTGCAAAACATATGTGTATTTTGTGGTGTATTATTATATAAAATTGATTGACGAGTTAATATTATATTGAATCTATTGGGTAATGGCCGAACTTTTTCAGGTAATGATTTATAGGTATTATATCCCATAATAACAATTTGTTTTGTAGTCATTTCTTTGAATCGTTTTAAATCTTCACCAATAGTATATAAAAGCTTATTATCTTTGCCAATAGCCCTATTAGAATCGCAACAAGCAATAACTTGTATATCAATCATTTCGGAAAAATAGACTAAATATTTTATAATAATGGTATATATTTATAATAATATAAATAGCATTTTTTTTTATATAGATTTTGTATATTATCTTTGCATTCTTTAAGTTATTGTTTATAATAATCAATATAAACATATATAGCTATTTAAGACTAAAATATTGATATAACTTTTAACGGTAAAAAAAATGACAATATATATGTTTATATGAATTACCGTTGCCATTTTGGCACAAGAAAATGGATGACCCCAGGGTTGTTTTATTCGTTGATAACACAAGTGTGGGTGCATTAAAGGCTATTAGTTCTGACCGTTTTGCAATTATTATCATCAATATACATGATAATAATAACCCTTACATAGATATAGAATTGCGAGTGGGTGGTGAAGAAAAGTTTAATAGGTTTATTGATCTACATATGTTGGAACACCATCCAGATGATATTGATAACACAACGCGCTATTTATTCATAGCTGCACACGCATTAGTAGTTTATTATAATCAAAATGAAGATAATGATATTACGAAAGTTCAAACAGCGGTAGAAAACTACTTTAATACTGAACCATTACTGCGTGCATGATGTATCCTGAACATATTCGCGTTGTTCGGAGTGAATGTTTAATTCAGAATAAAGCTTGAGAACAGTATGTTTTTTTTATGATAAATCAATATTATATTCACAAAATATTTATTTATTGTTATAAATAATGAAGTTGAGAAAATTATTATATGATAGTATTTGATAATAAATATAGCTATTTAAGACTAAAATATTGATATAATTTTATTTAAAGGCTACACAAAAAAAAATGCTAATTTACATATTAGTTGTAGTCACCGTTGCCATTTTGGCATAAGCACTCATGATGTCCTATTCGTCTGAAAAGATGATACTTGTAATATTTGCTTTTCTAGTAGAGTGGAATACTACTCGCAACCAAGGTCAACTCTTCAGTATGCTTTCAGATTCCAAGCTAACTAAAGTAGCAAATATCGAATCACTGGAGCCAAGCACAGTTCCATGGGAAGGGGAACAATGTGTGGTATCTGCAAAAAACGGTTCATGGAATGGTCGCTTAACAGTTGAGAGAATCTGGTATAAAGACATATTCGGGAATATGATTAATGGTTCCTTTGTGTCAATTTCGGTATGGGATTACTTCAAAGGCGTCTATAGGCCACCGTGTGAGAAAGTGAACATAAATCACTCATACAATAACTTGATCACAAAGCTCCTCAAGCTCATCGAGCGAGGCGAACACTTCAACCCTCCAACTGTTTATAGCAGTGGAACCACAGTAGAATGCCTTAATAAAGACACTACAACAAGGCGAGTGCTTCCAATTTTTGGTAAGCTGACTAAGGGGGCACTTCATGGAGTACTGACAGCAGTGATGCTTCGATGCATATTTCGGCGCCTCCGTAATTAGCATATGGAAGTTGTTGTTCGAAGAATGTTCGTACACCCACCCCGTTCATCCCGCACGCTAACAAAGAATGTAAAAAATTTTTTTTATAAGGCTGACTTACGCTAACAGCTAAAATATTGATATATTTTTTTTAAAGGCTAAAAAAAAAATGCCCTTTTTAATATATTATCTAAATACCGTTGCCATTTTAGCACCAGTATTCAAGTCTCATGACGCACGTTCAACCTACTACTACGACCACAGCCGCTAAACATAACCTTGTATCACTATACGATGGACTCACTGCATCAAAAAAGCTGATGGATGTCGCGAATGTATATAAGAATGGTAATAGCGCCGTTGGATACGACAGAGTTATTGTTGAAGCATTAGATGGCGAATCGAAGTTTTCCGTGATCTTTCCACGCGACTTTTATCTAAACTGGGAAGAAGGACATACATTCAAAGACTACATGTTGGGGCAACCCATTAGGCGCGTATTTGCAGAGTTTATGGCATAAAAACTCCCACCTGGTCGTACCCTTGAAGGAGTCTACGAGAGTGATCTGTATAATGACGTTGTGCGAGTGAATGTCGCAGACTCGTACGATAATTTGGTTGACATGCTTCATCAACTGATTATTGGACCAAACTGATACTGACACTATGAACATAACAAAAATTTTTTTTATTTTATTACATTTTGTTTATACTTTTTACAATTATTTATCTTTCTTATTCTTATTTTTTTTTTGAATTTTATCTATGTTTATATTATATAATTGTTGAAATAGAAGTTAATAAATCAATATTATATTCAAAAAAAACATTTATTTATTGTTATAAATATTGAAGCTGATAAAATTATTCTATAATTATAGTTGGCTAAAAAAAATGCTAATATACATGTTGATTGTAGTTACCGTTGCCATTTTGGTACAAGGAACCGCGATGGAAGAGACAATGACAATAGGTGAAAAGTTAGTGCATGGGTTGAAATACTGGATTATAACCATATTGAAGTCTATCAATGTAGTTGATGTTAAGGTCATTAATGTGTACAATAATGAGAGTTTGTGGTTATATGTATTTGCATATAACCACCATAAGAATATCTACGGTATTGCTATTTCGCCATTTGTATCAAAATCCAGAACCGTCAACTACAAAATATGCGGACTTGATCGTGTGGGTGTTATTAACTTATCATTATTGGAAAACTGGAAACGTTCAGTTGAGAAAATAATCTCGCGAGAAATGCCAAAAGACGCAGCACGTGTAGTATGCATATATTTTGGCATGCTATTTGCTTATTTCAAGTGGACATACATCACTGCACCGCCGACTATGCGAAAGGACATGCGCATACGTGAAAAAGAAAAGTTCTTGAATGAACTTCTCCGCGAGTTGGAAAACAAGATGCGCCACAATGTGCAAGAGAAGCTCACGTACAATCTCACTCCAAACGGTATTCATATACAGATTACTGTAATGTCGGTTGTACACGAATACCACATCACGCATAAGATAGTTGGGAGTCACTACTGCTGCGTAATGTGCTATAATGATAAAGAATCAAGAGATTCGGATATTGTGGTATTAAGTTGGAGTTCAGATACATTAGTAATGACTGTTGTAGCACTCTTGTGCCTTAGTGCCATCCACAATAAAAAGTGGAGTTATGTGGCAACCCGAACGCACGATATTTTGTTTAAGTAATATATTTACCGCACATATATGCACACATATACGCACACATACGCACACATATGCACACATACGCACACGCGAAAAAAAATCATTTTTTTTTAAGGCTACAAAAAAAAATGCTAATTTATATGTTGGCTGTAGTTACCGTTGCCATTTTGGCACAAGGAATGATGCAACTTCCACCACCTAAATACAAAGTAACCCACCACCCAAAACCTGGCATAGATATGCAACAATTAGAGGATTTCTTCTTCTTGTTTTTTGGTTGTAGAATCTGGGACGGTTGGGAATCTTCATACGGTTACGATCATGTTATTAACCAAATAATGAATACATCAATAAATTTTTGTGGATACATGCTGAGGGATGAACGCGAGTTATTTTTGAAGCTTCTGTCCGCGTTTGGTAAGAAAGGCTTATGCCTTGATGACAATATTGTCGTTGTTCCTTTCTCCAAGATTGGGGATGTATCTGATTTGAGCGAAATCTTAGATATTCTAGGCTTACCACATGATAATGTAGCAGATGTAGTGTATATTCCACAATGGGACTTGTTTGTTGCGCTATTTACAGATGGCACTATTGACCCTCTGTACGCTTCTACTGACTTATATGAGCGCGCTGAAGCTGTGAAGTTTAGCGACAATATTATAAACTTTTTAAATTTAGTAGAAGATAAGGACCGATTCTACGATGATTTACGTGGATAAGTGTAAAACAATCACTACGTGCACAAACAAAATTTTTTTTATACTTTTTGAAATTATTTATCTTTCTTATTTTTTAATTTTTATTAAATTTTATCTGTATTTATATTATATAATTGTTGAACTTCATGATGTAATAAATCAATATTATATTCACAAAACATTTATTTATTGATATAAATAGTAAAACTAATAAAAATATTATATTTATTTAATGTTTAAATATTGATATAATTTTTTTAAGGCTAAATAAAAAAATGCTAATTTATATGTTAAATGTACATACCGTTGCCATTTTTGGCACAAGTATCCAAGCCCAAAACTATGATGAATAACATGACATCTACTGATGCGCTGATGTCGATGTTGACTGTTTCCATGGCAGGAAATCCCACAGATGTTCAACAGACTTGCCCAGGAATGTTCTCGATGTTGCCAAACGGTATCTCACAACAGCTAAATAATGAGTTCAAGATGGTGTTTCAAGCAGACATCTCGTGGTATTCGGTCCGCCAGTCGCTTTGTCGTGTGTTCGCCATTGACAACATTGACACCTATGTGAAAGTTCTGATGGAGCGAGCGTTGGAGGTGGCAAATAATGATTACTTTTACCAAAAGCGTTTCTTCATCATCAATGACAAGTTCAAAAAGGGTATGAAAGCAGATAGTTGGGGTTTCGCTCTTGGTATCTTTGAACAAGTTCCGTTGCGTGCCTCTACACGGTCGCACATTGTGCTGACTTTCATCCCTGGAATATTCACCTACGAATGGATTGGTGTCAATGTATGGCAAAAGCCTCCATACACAAACCATTTGCCGAGAGATTGGTGGAATTGTACTATGGCATCGTTGGTAGGTTCCGATGCTGTATTGGATGCATGTGTGTCGGTTAACTACGAACAACAGCAAAGCGAAACGCACCAAATCCAGGAAGAACAGCCAACGGAACAACGACAGAAAGCAGAGGAGTCAATTTTCAATAAGACAAAGGAAGAGCTGATTGCCGTTGTGGTTGACACTACCATATATTCCGCAGAAGAAGATGAAGATATGATGTGTGTTCCAGTAGCGGTCATTGCCAAAGAAGATGAGATGAGTGATATACCACTTTTTGAAACATTTATTTATTGATATAAATATTGAAGCTGAAAAAAATATTATATAATATATATATATATATATATATTTAAGACTAAAATATTGATATAATTTTTTTAAGGCTAAAAAAAAAATGCTTATTTGCATATTGGTTGTAGTTACCGTTGCCATTTTGGCACAAGCCTGCAACTAGCAACTAATCCATCCAACAATGATGAAGGTTCCGCGCACCCCCACGGATGCATCGCTGATGATGTCGACTGTTCCCCCGGCAGAAAACCCTGCAGCAGAAAACCCTACGGCGCTCCCCCCCGCAGAAGTTCAAGGGAAGGACCGCCTTCACAAGCTGACCGCAATTGCGGGGGGTCCCGTCGAAGAAGAGGAGGAAGATGAACATATGGAGTTTTTCCCGGTGCCTGCTGTCCCAACCGCAACTATCACTACCGATGAAGAGATGCTTGCCCCAGCGTCTCTGTCCCATCAGAAGACCGCGGCGGATACTGCTCCTGCCCCTCTTACATACACACACACTGGCTGAAGGGAGCCCCGAGCACGAAAGCTGACTTACGAGAGAGTATGTAAGCAAAAAATAAAAAAAAATTTTTTTTTATTTTATTACATTTTATTACATTTTTTTATATTTTTTAAGATTATTTATTTTTTTAAATTCACAAAAGTGTAAAAATTATTATTTAGTTACTTATATAATAAGATAAATTTATTTTTATATATAAAAATAAAAAGTTGACATTTAAATTTGCAACGGTGTAAAAACTAATTTTTAAATTGATATAAAATTTATTTTTATATTATATAAATATATAATATAGTAAAAATAAAATATATATATGAAACCAAATATTAAACATTTAGTTTTGTCAGGTGGCGGATTATCTTGTATAACTCAAATAGGAGTATATAAATATATATATGAGAATAATATGTTAAATGATTTAGAAAATATAATTTGTTCTTCTGGTGGAACTCTTATAGGATTAAATATACTATTTAAAAAATCAATAAAAGTTATCTTAAAAGATATAATCAATCTTTTTAGTAGTAATTTTCAAGATGTTATAGATATATCATTTAATACATTCAAGGATTTACTTGATAACTATGGTTTATTTGATATTAGTCTTATCAATAATATTATAGATATTATATTTGAAAAGAATGGTTTAAATTCTAATATAACATTTAAACAATTATATGAATATTATCCAATCAATTATATTGTATCTGGAACAAATATAACTAAAAAAAAAATAGTATATTTTTCACATTTGACATATCCTAATATGCCAGTAAAAATAGCAATAGGTATATCTTGTTCTATACCTATATTATTTACTCCTATTTTATATGAATATGATTATTATATAGATGGATGTGTATTTGGATGTATACCTGCTCAATATTTAATTGATATGTATAAGTTAGATGATGTTGATACGGATAATAGTATAAAAGAAGATATTTATTCTTCAACTTTAATAATAAGTATATCAAATCATGATAAAATAATTAGTAATTTATTACAATATGTAATGTATATAATGTCATTATATGCATTTTCATCAATGTATGATAATAGTTATAGTAATCAATTTCGTCATACTATATATATAGATGCGAATATTCCCATAACAGATTTAATTCAAAAGAAAAAATTAACTCGAAAAAGAATTAAAAATTATTTAGATGATATATATTATAATTATTATATTACTAAACAACATTTTGAAAATAATACTATTGTATTGAAATAAAAAGCCATAATATAAAGAAGATATAATTTCTGTTGTCTACATAGACGGAATAAATTCCCATTTCAAATCCCTACAAATATTAGCCCATATAGTTTCATGTAAATATAACTTATCTCTATTTTTTAATAAAGGGAAATATTGTAAATATTGCTGTTCTCCTAATAATTGCAACATTTTATGGATACAATATGCATATGATAAGAAACTTTTTCTTGTGTCAGGACAATATTTATAAAATGGATTTTGTATTAATTCAAACATATTTTTAATTTTATCCATTAATTCATTTGGTAAACAACTTGATGATACACCAGTTATACGATAATGTATATATGCGATATGTTCATAATATCTATTCAACTTAATTTTTTTTAATATATCTTTCAATATATCATATTTGATAGTAGAACAGTTTATTAAATTATTATTTGCGTCAAGTATTTTTAATTTTCTTAGTTCATACTTAATTTTATTAAATATTTCGATAGGTATATCTGTTATTTCTTTTCCTTGTATTTGGTTTAAATATTCATTTAAATGATTTTTTCGTTTATAATTTAAATATGAGATTTCTTTTTGAGGTTCTTTATATGATGGTTTATCTGTTTCAATATTAATAGAATTTATACAAGAACAATCATCACAATATGAAATAGATTGTTCATTTAAAATAATATTTTCAGAACCACAATAACAACATACATTTTTAAACTTAATTTCTTTATTTATAAAATTTTTATCACATTTTGATAAATAATCATTATAAAGTGAGACTTTAGTATTTATATTTTCATTAAGAATTAATTTGTTCATTATATGATTATTTGGAATTTCTGAATTATTTAATAAAAGAGAAAAATTAAAACTATTAGTTTTAGTTATTTTTTTGTTTGTATCATGTATAGATTGAGATGGTGATATATTATAATAATTATATAATATATTGCCAATATCAAGAAAATAATCTATTTCTTCATTTTTAATTAATTCTTCTTGTGAAATAGATTTATTATTTTTATAATTTTGTTGTTTTTTATATAAAAGAGCATATTTAAAATTAAATTGGTTGTTTTTATGATGTATATCTATTGATTTTACATTATTATTTATATATTTTTTTAAGTGCTCTTTATGATAAGCATCAAGAGTTATATTTTTTTTTTCATATTGTATTTTGCGTTTTAATGAACTATTATTGTTTGTTTTTGTTACAAATTTATTGTTAATATTAAAAAAATTCATTATATATATATATATATATTATGGCATACATTTTATATATTTTATTAATATTAAATATAAATAATATAGTTTTATATACACTTTTTTTTTTAAAGTATAATTACACTTTTCCATTTTTAAATGCCTACTTTTATTATAAAAATAAATTAAATATTATATAATAAATTAAATATTATATAATAAATTAAATATTATATTTTAATAAAAAAAAAATTTCTAAAGATTATAATAAAAAAAAATACATTATTTTTTATTATATATATATTATAATTCATTAAAAATGGGTGGTGGTCTTATGCAATTAGTAGCATACGGGGCACAAGATGTTTATCTTACAGGAAACCCGCAAATTACATTTTTTAAAGTTGTATACCGTCGCCATACTAACTTTGCAATGGAATCTATCCAACAATCTTTCAATGGAAATCCAAATGTAGGACAACGCGCATCATGCACTATATCACGTAATGGTGATCTTATATCTCGTATGTGGCTACGTGCAACAATTCCAGAAGTAAGTATGTCATTTAAAGATGATGGTAATACTGTTGGTACTATATCAGCAACATCAACACTTCATCTTGCACGTAAATTTGGTCTTGCACTTGTTAAGAATGTAGAACTTGAAATTGGTGGACAAAAAATTGATAAACATTATGGTGATTGGATGAATATTTGGAATGAGCTTTCTCTTCCAGAATCAAAACGTGATGCATATACAAAACTTGTTGGTGATGGTGAATTTGCAACAAATGGACACAAAGAACTTGAAGCATTTACTTATGGAGGATTTACAAGTGCTGAGAAAATGTCAGCATCTGGAACTGTGGGTGTAATACCAGAACAAGTAGTAAATGTTCCTCTTGAATTTTGGTTTTGCCGCAATCCTGGCCTTGCACTGCCACTTATTGCACTACAATACCATGAAGTTAAAGTTAATGTTGAATTAAATGAATCAAAATATCTTGGTATGATATCTGTTGATTTTAAAGTTAATCATACTGTTGTGGATACAACTAATCAAGCAGCTCATGCAACTATAAAGATAGGAACTTCTGCACAAACTTTTACTTTACCACTCGGAAAAGACACTGTTGATGGTGATGTTCATTATTATAAACGTGCTCTTCTTACTTCTCTTTCTCTTTCATCATGCTCGCTATGGGTTGATTATATTTATCTTGATACTGATGAGCGTCGTCGCTTTGCACAAACTTCTCACGAATATCTTATTGAACAACTTCAATTCAATACTTCTGAAACTGTTGCTGCAGTTAACTCAACTATTGATCTTAACTTTAACCACCCAGTTAAAGAACTTGTATGGGTTGCACAACCAGCAAATAATCTTACTGAAACCACATATGCATCAGATACTTATTCAGGAGCCGTAGCAACACCAAACGGAACACCAATTACATTTGATGTAATATTAGCAGCTCATGGTGATGTAGATTTAACTGGATGGTATATTGTATATATTGATAATGGTATAGCACAAACAGCCCAACTAATTACAGCTTTTGATAAAAGCACAAATACTGCAACAGTTGGAACATCATTTGCTGTAAATGTTAATGATTCGGGAACAGATACTTATATAGTATATCCACCCGCAGCACCCGCAGCAATTACAAATCTTTCACATGGTCAATTTGATTATCAATTTTACCGTGAAAATGATAATGATTCTACACAAGATACTAAATTTGTTTCAAAACGTGTAGTAAATGAAGACATATACCCAGTTAACCCAGTAGTAAATGCACAAATCAAACTCAATGGTCATGATCGCTTTGAAGTTCGTGGCGGTGAATATTTCAATGTAGTTCAACCATTCCAACATCACACTCGTGCGCCTCTTGATAAAGGTATTAATGTATATTCATTTGCACTTAAACCAGAAGAACACCAACCATCTGGAACTTGCAATATGTCTCGTATTGACCAAGCAAATCTCCGTTTAACTCTTCGCAACAACGAAACACACAATGTTCGTGTATATGCAACTAACTACAATGTTCTAAGGATAATGAGTGGTATGGGTGGCCTTGCTTTTGCAAATTAATCATGAATTGATAAATGCAAGTTAATTTTTAACGTAAATTAATTTTATTATTTTTATAATTATTATATTTCATAAAAATATAATAATCTATTTTTTTTGAGAAGTATATATAAACAATAAGTAATAATTAAATAATAATTAAATAATAATTAAATAATAATTAAATAATAATTAAATAATAATTAAATAATAATTAAATAATAAAAAAAATAATAAATAATGGGTGGTGGTTTAATTCAGTTAGCTGCTTATGGTGCCCAAGACTTATATTTAACGGGGAATCCTCAAATTACTTTTTTTAAAGTTCTTTATAAAAGACATACTAATTTTGCAATAGAGTCTATTCAACAAACATTTAATGGAAAACCAGAACCGGGTTCTAAATTAACAGCGACAATATCAAGAAATGGTGATTTAATTCATAAGATGTGGTTAACAGCGACTATACCAGATATATCGATTACTTTTGATAATCAGCTTAATGGTATTACTTCGACTACTGCGACTTTACATTTAGCAAGAAAATTTGGTTATGTATTATTGAAAAGTTGTGAATTAATGATTGGAGGTCAGCAAATTGATAAACATTACGGAGATTGGATGAATATTTGGAATGAATTAACATTACAAGAATCTAAAAAAGATGGATTTTCGCAATTAATAGGTGATGGCGAGGGGACTACTAATCCGAAGTTCAAACCGTATAGTTATTCTGGATTTTCTTTTTCATATAATGAGATACAAAATAGTGAATCAAGCTTGTCTGATAAAATGAGTCAAAATCCCACTGATTATGATAAAAAAGGATTTATTCCGTCTCATGAAATCAATATTCCATTAGAATTTTGGTTTTGTCGTAATCCAGGATTAGCATTACCATTAATTGCATTACAATATCATGATATAAGAATTAATATAGAATTAAATGAAGCAAAATATTATGGTATGATGTCATTAGTGAGCACATATTCACCTGGTGGGTTGGATAATAAAGCTATATTTACTATTGGACAAAATACTGCGAATACTATAACCACAAAAAAGCCACTGAGCAATAATATAAATGTGGCAAGAAAATTATTAAGTGAATTTCAATTTAGTTCTATATATTTATGGGTTGATTATATATATTTAGATATTGATGAGCGTAGAAGATTTTCGCAAACAAGTCATGAATATTTAATAGAGCAATTACAATATACTGGAGAGGAAGCGATTACGCCAGTAGCGAATACGCCATATGGTATAAACTTACACTTTAATCATACAATTAAAGAATTATTTTGGGTGATACAGCCGAATACAAATTTAACAGAAAAAGAATTACAAGCGACTGATGGAGATGCTGTATTTGATGATGCAGAAACAAATGCGTCTCATTGTTATTTAGATTATCAATTTTATACAGATGCTGGGCAATATATATCTGAGACTACCCAAGCAGCTTTATTGACAGCAAATATACAACAATATCCTGTAAATCCTGTAATATCAGCATATTTAGAAATGAATGGTCAAGAAAGATTTAAAGAACGAACAGGAGAATATTTTAATTTAGTGCAGCCATATCAAAATCATACTCGTATTCCGTCAGATAAAGGGATAAATGTATATTCATTTGCATTACGTCCTGAAGAACATCAACCGTCTGGTGTATGTAATTTATCTCGTATTGATGATGTTAAATTATATTTAACATTACGTTCATCGATAGTTCATAAAGCACGTGTATATGCGTTAGGCTATAATGTTTTACGTATATTATCGGGTATGGCGGGTTTGGCGTTTGCGATATAGAAGGATTCGGATTTTCAGAATTTCTGAAAATCCGAATTATATTTAATAATAAATAAAAATTATTTTAATAATATAATAGAAATTAAACATTTAATAAATAAAAATTAAACATATAATAAATAAAAATTTATAATAATAAAATATATAATTAATAATAAAAAAAATGAATTCATTAGGTTATAGTTCATTAGATGAGTTATATGGTAATACTTCAAATGATAAATCAACTGATTTAAGTTTATTAAATGTAGAAAAGGAATCTATATGTAATTTGGCAAAAACTCGTGCAAAACCAAGACGTGCCCATGCTTATAAAAATTTAGGTAAATATGCACAATTTGACGGGACATCAAATGAAAATAATAATAAAATAATGACTACAAATGATGTTCCTAAAACGCGTTTATATAAGCAAACTAAAGATTGTAAATCTGAAATGGAAGTTGAAGAGGAATTTGCGATTAAACCATATAATATTACAGGAGTGAGTGAAGTTAATTTAGCGTCATTTGAACCTGAAATTGATTTGCCAGTAGATTATGAATTAAAAAAATATATTCTTGATGAAGATTATTTAAAGAAAGGTAAAAACAAGAATAGTATTAAAGATGCACATAGTGCATTAAATGATAGACATTTTATGAATATTGCAACAAATGTAGTTGATTATGATAATCCGAATGATGTGATGGATGATACTGCAGAGCCCGAGAAGCCATTATTAAAAAATAATTTGGGACAAAATAAAGTTAGAAAGAATAATAATTCAAATAAGAATGCGAATACATTAAATGATGATGATAATGAATTAAATGAGAATATGGTAGATAAATATTTAATGTTATTACTATATATATTATCGGGTTTTTTATTGATATTAATTATGGAGCAAATATTGCAACTTGGTATAAAGATGCGACTTTAATAAACGGTAAAATGATATAAAGATAAGAGTATATATATATGTTTAGATAAAAATTATGTGTAGATAAAATAAGTTTAATTGTATATTATATTTTCTCATATATAAAATAATTATAATAATAAAAATTTAAAAAAAATACTTAATAAAAATACTTAATAAAAATTCTTAATAAGAATACTTAATAAGAATACTTAATAAGAATACTTAATAAGAATACTTAATAAGAATACTTAATAAGAATACTTAATAAGAATACTTAATAAAAATATTTAATAAGAATACTTAATAAAAATATAATAAATTATGTCAATTTTAATGCAAGATTTGTTATTTGGTTTAAATAATAATCCAATTATAACAGCGATATGTGTATTTTTCATTAATTGCGGAGGACGGTATATTTTAAATGATATTAGCCAAGACCATGAAAAAATATTCCGTTCAACCATATTTAGAACATTAACTGTAGCAAGTATTCTTTATATTTCAACACGAAATATATTAATAACATTTGTCTTTACTGCTATCTATCTATTTATTATAGACTGTTTATGGAATAAACATAGTATATTCTGTATATTTAAAAAACAAATTAACAATACAATTGACTATATTGATGATAATATTATTGATATTATTGATGACAATGATAATAATAATAATAATAATGATAATAATAATAATGATAATAATGATAATATTATTGATATTATTGATGACAATGATAATAATAATAATAATAATGATAATAATAATAATGATAATAATGATAATAATGATATAAAGAATTTTCCAAGTTATATTGACGAAAATT